CCACCAACGATGCTAATTATTCTTGTCATTAGGCGCTCAAATCTCCAATAGCAACCCAAGTGTCAGTTGCTCTTTTAATAAGTGTAGCAGATGACCACTGAGCGCGAAGTTTTAATCCCGGAGTTCCGTTAATAGTTACGCCACCAGTAGGAGTAATAGTTGTTTGACCTGCGCCAGTTTGTAAAATAGTAATCGTTGCGCCTGTAGGAAACGCTTCGCTTGAATTGAGTGGAACTGTTAAAGTATTAGCAGAACCATTATTTACTTCAACAAGTTTGCCATTATCGGCTAAAACTAAAGTATATGATGCATTTTGTGCATTGATAGTTTGATTAACTGTTGCAGTGACAGTTGTATCAATAGCGATAGTTCCAGTAGATGTAATTGTTCCGCCAGTTAAACCTGTGCCAGCAGTAATGCTTGTTACTGTTCCTGCGCCAAGATACCCTAGCGAAACCCAAGCAGTTGAACCATTACCAATTTTAACTTTACCTGTATCTGTTTCAAAACCAAATTCACCTGAAGCGAGAGTTGTGTTTGCAGAAGTCCATTGAGCAGCAGTACCTCTACGAACTTGAATTTGTGTTACTACGGCCATTACGGAGTTCCCCCATTAACTGTTTGTGTTGAAGATTCACTAGGATTCATGCCACCCATGTATGGTGCTACGCCATCAAATGCGCCACCATCAACTTCTGTAAGAGTTCCACCGCCACCTTGTACTACTGTCCATGCAGAGCCAGTATAAACTTTCAAGCCATCTGTAGTGTTGTAATATAAATCGCCAGCACGAAGTGTTGGATAAGTAATATCTGTTGCGCTTGCAGGTACATTAGTTGGCGTTAATGCTAATCTACTCATGCGCTAAGATCACCTACCAATAGCCAGTTGTCTGTTGAAACCTGAACAAGTGTAGCACTTGAATATTGAGTTCTTAACTTTAATCCCGGAGTGGCGTTTACTGTTACTGGGCTAGGGCTAGAAGCACCTACTACTGTTACCTGACCTGCGCCGAATTGACTGATAGTGATTTGCGTTCCTACTGGCAAAGCCTGAGTAGCATTAGAAGCAATTGTTAAAGTAATCGGTGAAGCGTTTGAAAGTGTAACTAATTTTTGAGCATCGCCAGCAACTAAAGTATATGTAGTTCCTGACTGTGTATTGACTACGAAATTAGGGTCATAAGTTGCAGCAGTAGTTTGAGTTGAACCATCTTGAAATGTGAGAGTACCATCTACCGATACGGCAAATTTCTGCGTTCCAGTATTATCATTGACACGCAATGCTTTACCTGTTTGTGAGTTGATACCGTTGATTGTTAATGTATTGGCTGCTGTGGCTTGTGAAGTAAAAGCATGTTCGCTTAGTTGTGCAGTTGCGCGAGTATCTGTGATGTCACCATTTACAACTGTTGTTTGATTAGCGGCAACTGCAATAGTAGCAAGACTAATAGAGTTGGCTGGTGTAGCAGGTGCAACTGGGCTTGCGTTAGGTGTACCTGTTAATGCTTGAAATATAACTTGATTGTTTGCGGTTCCGCCATAAAAAGAATCTTGAACTGTTACAACAATTCTATCAACACGAGGTAATGTAGGTGAAGCGGTAGCAATAGCGACTGTTGTTGCAGCATCATTGTAAGCAATATAAAAACCTTGATTAGAAGTTTGTGTACCAGCAATTAAAGCATGACCAGCAGCAACAGATACTGTCATAGCAGGAGTGGCTGATTGAGATACTGTCATTGAACCATAATCAGATACGCCTTGTGATTTCCACAAAATACCTGTCGTGGTCAAACGATCATTCTCCGCAGGGTGAGAACCATTTTGTAGCCATGATGGTGGGGTTCTTAATGCCATTTATTCTCCTAAATGTAAGCATTCCGCCAACTGACTACACATGAAGTATTTCCATCTGTACCAGTTGCAAGGAAAGTATAGTATGAAGTTCCGGGTGGAGCAGCAAACCAAGTTGATGAGTTGTTTAATAATGCTCGTCTATTAACACCATTAAGCGTTACGGTTCTATAATCGGTGTTAAATTCAAGCACATCGCTAGTTCCTATTGTTCCATCTATAAGCAGGAAAGCACCATTAGTAACATTAGTTACTTTAGGATTTATAGCAGGTCCGTTAATCGTTATGGTCGGATAAGTAGTAGTCCAGCCATCGTTGGTTATCAAGTTGGCAGAGGTTGAACCTGAGCCGTATGACATACCAGTATCGTTAGGATTTGATGGGTTTGTTGCAGGACTTGTATATACACGATTGTATGTACGACCAGCAACGGTAATCGCATTAGTTAAATCTGTAGTTTTTTCTTGATCATCATAATAGCGTGGGTCTGGGCAAAAGAATTCATACATAACTGAAGCCCGACCTGAAGAATAATCTGTGTTGATTTGAATTGCTCTACGGCGAACACGAGCATTGATTCTTTGTAAATCATCTCCCGGCAACTGAAATTGCAATAAGCCAGTTCCAGATTGTTGAGGCACTAACGCTGCTTGAAGCAGATTCAAGTTTTCTTGCATACTGTTATTTGAATCGCCAAATACCATGATAGTAAATGTGAGTGTGCGACCTGATAGAAAATCTCTACCTGTCCACATACCATCTTGATAACCACGATTATCGTCTTGGCTACGAATTACAGGTAAATCTTCTAATCCGTCAAGAGTCATAATTTGATAAGGCGAATTACCGCCACCAAACTCAAAATCGTTGAAAGCAAAACGATAATTCAATAATGATGCTACTGGCATTATTGAGTCCTCATTCCTGACAATACATTATATTGTACATCTGATGAAGTTCTAATAGCCCAACCGACATCATTCGCAATCATCTGTGATGAGGCATTAGTGTTTGCGTTGATATTTATTGTAGTTTGTCCTGCTGCTTTTGCTTTTGCTAATTCAGCCTGAAAATATGCTACTCCTTGTGCAGTATATCTACCGCTTGAAGCAGCACCAGCAGCGTTCACGCCTTGTGCTAATAAATCTAAACGAGTTTGTTCTCCTACAGAAATAGCGTTAGCGCCTGATGCTATTTGTTCCAATAATTTAGGACTGACACTACTCAATTTATATTCTAATGTGTCGCCTCTTACAGCGCCACCAGTAGGAGTTGGTGTTGCAGTTCCCGGAGCATTTAGATTAGCCAATGATTCTAACGCTGCTTTGAGTTGTCCTATTTTTGTAATTAACTCTGCAATTTGACTATCTATTGCTTTGATCTGTTCAGCAGTCTTAGCCTGAATGGCAGTGAGAGTGTCTGAGTATTCTTGGAAAGCCTCTGAAAGTGCAACAGTTAATTCAGTTTGAACATCTGCAAGTTGAGCAGTTAATTCTTCTGTGGCAAGTGTCATGCCAGCGTTTAATTTATAGGCAACTGAATCTACGCCATGTAATGTTATTTTTTCTAACGCAAGCCAATATGATTGTAATTGTTTGATTGACTCAGGGCTACCAGCAAGAATAGTATCTGCTAATGCGCCACCAACTTCAGGACCTTGCGAAACAACTTCTTCAATGAAGGTTTGAGTAAATCCTAATGCTTGTAATTTACCTGCTTTATCAGCGAGTGAAGTTGCTTTGGCTGCTTGCTCGGCGAGTTTATTTGTTATTGCTTCTAGTGATCCGCCTTGTAAGTATTTACCTTCAAATGTTAATCCTGAGAATATATCGCCGATACTTCGATAGGTAGCACCCTTGAATATATTGCGTAATTGATCAACTGATTGTTTAACAATTTCGGCACTACGCTTGGCTGCATCTTTCTGTAATTGCAGAACTTTAGAGTTGTAATCTTTTTGAAGTTGCAATTCTTCTTTGTGTGCGTCTTCTAATACCTTCTGACGCTCTGATCTTAATTCAGCAACTTTCTTTTCTGCCTCAATTACAGCATCAATCATTTCCTGTTGTAGCGAAGCAATATCTTTCAGGGCTGTACCCATGCTATCTTGTAGGCTTTTAACTAATGCTTCGGCTCGCTTTAATGCGCTTTCAGTTGAAGCGATAAGAGTTTTGTTGCCTGATTTGACTGCATTGGTGTATGAGTTCTGTGCATTTCTTAAACCTGTCAATGCTGACTGATATTGTGCAGAAGCGTTTTGATATGCTTTTACCGCAGTATTAGTTTTAGTAACTAATTTATCAATCGGGTTCAATAGACCTTCGGTGATAGCAGCACTGAAATCTCTACCTACAACATTTGTCCATGAAGTTTTTAAGTCCGTGAAAGTAGTTTTGATTTCAGCATTGAAATCTTTCATTCTCTGTGTAACTTCAACTAACTTATCATTCAATTTATCCATACCAGCAGTAGGATATTTAACGCCATCGCCAATTGCATCAAAGTTTAATTTTAAGTCTTTGACTTCTTCATTAGTTTTCTTAGCATCGGCGATAGTTTTTACCATGGCGCCAAGCAATAATGCGCCAGCAGCAGCACCTAATAATGGATTCAATGCCATTCTCTGCGCAACAGCAGCAGCAAGACCAGCAACTTTTAATGTATTATATGCGCCTACTAAACCTTTGATCGCTGTAATAGCAAGTGTTACTCCTGCTTGTATTTTAGCGAAAGCCCAAATGCCAGCAAATGCAAGACCGAAATTAATAATGATTTGCTTGTTCTTTTCAATGAAAGTAAAAAATTTACTCAATGCAGGTATGAGTTTAGTGTTGATAAAATTGACTACTTTGATAAGAGCAGGTAGCAACGCATAACCTATTTGCTCTTTTAACTCACCCATCTTGGCATTGAATATAGCCATCTTGCCTGCGCCAGTTTCAGCAAATGCTTCTGCCATACCGCCGACACGCTTTTCAATAGCAGCAAGTATTTCCTCGTATGATGCGCCTTGTTTCAAACTGACGCCCATAGCGATACCTAGATCACGCAATCCTCTTGCTTGACCAGTACTTGCTCTTGCTAATAAATCAGATGCTTCTGTTAATGAAATTTGTTTGAATCGTGCTAAGTCGGCTGCCGTACTCATAGATTTCATGGCCGTTTTAACATTGCCAGTCGCAGCAGTAAGTTTCGCTAATGAAGCATAAGTATCATCATCAGCAAAACCTAATTCAATTAACGCAT